ACCAGCCGCCGTCCCGGTCTACAGAGCCAGAGCCGTGGTGGGTCAAGTGGCGTGAGAACAGAAAAAAGCGGCTGGGGGAGTCGGGGGGTAGCTATGTATATTTAGGCCCAACACGAAGGGAGAACCAGTAATATGTCAAACGAATCTGAAGAAGTTAGCTGGCGTATGCCGCAGCCCAGCATCGGGGACGCGGTGCTATTTGCACCAGATTACAACAGCATGAACCGGCCCATACTGGGTCTTATCGTCAGCCCCCCGGGTGATAGTGCTGTGACTCTGGCGGTATTGTCACCTAACGGCATGATGATCCGGTCGGGGGTCAAGCACATTGATGACCCGGGCTGGAAGCAGGACAACTTCTGGAATGACCTCGGGGTGTGGGATTTCGCCCCCGTCACCAAGTCTATTCGGGCACTCATGGAAAGAGAGAAGGTGAGAAATGGTCGAGAAACTGGAGCCAAGTAGTCCGCTGCGGCAGATCACCAGCACTTGGGTAGACAAGCTCAAGGCGGCGATGGACTACAAGAAACCGTTCTCAGAGGACGCCAAAGAAGCGGGCATGTTCTTTGACGGCGACCACAACTGGATGTGGAAGGACTCCTACAGTCGTGGCGAACGCGGCTACAACTCCAGCATCGCCCCGCCTTCTTTCCGCATGCAGTTGAATAAGGTGTTCGAGCTGGTGGAGATTTTCGGGGCAGTCATTTACCACCGCAATCCGGTGCGTACTGTGACAGTCATGGAGCATCCGAACCTCCCGCCCGATGCGTTTGGTATCGACCCCACGCAGCCGATGGACCCCAACGCTCTCACGCCCGAGCAGCAGCAGCTACTTGGCATGGCGCAAGAGCAGCAGTCGGCCCAGAAGAAAAGGGCCATCGCGTCCCAGCTACTCAATGCGTATTTGAACTGGACGCCCCAAGAGTTGGACTTGAAGCGGCAGGCCAAGAAGGTGGTCAACGAAGCCCTCATCAAGGGCATGGGGGTGTTTTGGACAGAGTTAGTCACCCTGCCCACCTCGGGCGACGATCAAGAACGACCGCTTCGTATGGTGGGCAGCTACTACGATACGGTCGATAACCTGTTGATTGACCCCGACTTCGACAACATGGATGACATGCTGTGGTGCGCTCGCAAGTGCGTCAAGCCGTTGCTCGAAGTCGCAGAGACATACGGCATCCCGCCCGATGAGCTGCGAAAACACCTAGAGGACAGCAAGAGCCGGTTGTCCAAAGAGCCCAAGAACACGAAGAAGAAGCAGACCAATGAGCTTCTGACCTACTACAAAATCTGGTCGAAGACCGGCATCGGGGACCGCTTCAAGGACAGCCCGAAAGAGAACCGGGGTGTGTTCGACAACCTGGGCCCCCATGTCTATCTGATTGTCTGTGAAGGTATCCCGTATCCGCTCAATCTGCCGCCCGAAGTGATGCAGGAGCCCGTAGACGAGCAACTCGGGTTTCCTCAGTCCATCGTCACCCGTACTGCATGGCCGGTGCCGTACTACGCCGATACGCAGGGCTGGCCCTTCACGCCTCTCTACTTCCATCCCAAGCCCGGGTATGCGTGGCCCATCAGCCATATCCGTCCGGGGATCGGGGAGTTGCGGCTGTTGAATTGGGCAATGAGTTTCTTGGCCACCCGTATCGCAACGTCCTGCGAAACAATGGTGGCGGTGCAGAAGGCAGCAGACCAGACGCTCAAAGACCAGATTCTCGCCCCGAGTGAGGGTGGTTTCAAGATTGTTGAACTGTCCGAATTGGTGGGCAGACGCATCGAAGATGTCATGTCAGTGTTCCAGTTCCCGCAGGTTACGCGGGACTTATATGACATTATCCAGAGCGTCGGGGAGATGTTCGCCCAACGCACCGGTTTGTCGGAGTTGGTCTATGGTTACACCCGTAACCAATTTCGTAGTGCAGCAGAGGCGAACATCAAGCAGGAGAACATCAGTGTTCGGCCTGACTCCATGGCGAACGACCTCGAAGACGCCATGAGTCTTCTGGCTCGCCGGGAGAGCCTCGCCGCCCGCTGGCTACTTGAGCCCCAAGACATCACCCCGGTGCTTGGCCCGCTGGGGGCACTGGCGTGGAGCCAGAACGTCTCGTCTCAGAGCCTTGTGGCACTGACTAGGGACTTCCTATACCGCGTTGAGGCTGGCAGTGCCCGCAAGCCCAACAAGGCCACCAAGGTCGAACAGATGCAGCTATCTGTGCAGACGTTGGGGCCGATCCTGTCGGGGCTAGTTGGGTCTGGAATCGTTGGGCCATTCAATGCCCTAATCCGAGATTGGGCCGAGAGCCTCGACATCAATGCCGAGCCGTATCTTGTGCCCGAACCGCAACCCCCTGCCGCTGCGCCGCCGCCGTCCTCCCCTTCGGTTGAGCAGGCTGCGGCTGCGGGGGGCGATCCTGCCATGCCCAGCGAATTACCGCCCGACCCGGGGCCACCACCGCAAGTCCCGCCCGAGCTTGATCCCGCAGCGGCGTGAGCAAACACAGGAAACAAAATAAACGGCGACACAACCTTTGGGCTAGGTATCGACTGACACCCGAAGCCCATGCCGAGCTTGTGCGTCGAGCGAATGGACGGTGTGAAATCTGCGGTGCCCCCGGTAACTGCGTTGACCATTGTCATGAGAGCAGGCAGGTGCGGGGCTGGCTGTGCAAGTCTTGCAACTGTGCGTTGGCCCGGTTTGGCGACACCATCGGCGGGTTACTCAAAGCCCTTAAATACCTAAAGAAACATGATCGAAATACCCGCAGCAGTGCTAAGAGCAGGGCCCGAAGTCGTGCAGTTCTACGTGAAATTACTATCACGGGGAGAAACACAGCTATGGGCCGAGATGTGCGCCCTCCAGCAGCCTCCGGGCCTCAAGGGGACAGACCGCTCCTACATGCAGGGCCGTCTAAACAACCAGCAGTTGGACAACATGGCCCCAGTGCAGGCCCAGAGCCTTCTTGCTCAAGCCCGCCGAGCCGGGATCAGCACCAGCGGGAAATACTACGCCGGGGGGCTGGCAGACAAGCGGGGGGCCGCTGATCCGGCGGCGTGGGTGGACTCTGTGGCCGATGTGAAGAAGGTTGCTGAGATGCGCAATCTGACAGTGTCGGGGGCAGTCGAGCATGAAGGACGCCCCCAGCCCCGCCCGCATGTCGCACTAAGTGAGCGGGCTACTCGACAAATGATGCAGCGGGAGCGGGCCAATCATCCAAATATGAAGGTAGGCGAGCTGCGCGAGCTTGTCGTTGCCAAGTATGGCCGCAAGAAAAAGTAGGCATTTGCCATGTGGACAGCCCAAGATGTCGTTGATTACCTCCTGACCACCACTGGTGGCGGTGCCCAAGACGGCGAGCATCGGGCCATCCGGCAGGCCGCTATCCATGGTATTCGGGATGTGTTGCAGTGCCGGGAGTGGCTCTGGCACACCAAGACGGGCTGGCTCCAGACCTATTTCCTTACCACCACGGCCACATTCACAGCAGGCAACAAGACGATTACGGTCGCTAGCTCTGCTGGATTCGTGGCAGGGCGGGTTCTAGCGTTTCAGCCCGGGTACTGGAACGTCACGCCTCGCGTAGTGTCGGTGGTTGATGCCACGACCATCACAGTAGACGCCGCCCCCGTAGCCAACGGGACAGGTGTCACAGTGCAGGCTCAGACGTTCTACGATCTGCCCTACAACCTGCGCAGCATCGACTCCCTCATCAGCGACACGGCTGGCATGCTGCACTGCTACATCACGCCGCAGCAGTGGCTCCAGCTTCAAGTCAACACCAAGGGTTCCTCGGAGCCCTATTACTACACCATCATGCGAAGCGACACCGATCCAGACAACTGGCAGGTGCGGTTCGTAGGCGTCCCGGCCAACGGCACCATACTCCACTACACATTTAGATATACGCCGCAGCCCATGAAATACATGGGGTTCGAGGGCATCTGCCGCCAAGGGACGGTGACAACGACGGGAACCTCTACTGTCACGGGTACGGGAACAGCATTTCCTACGGACTTTGCCGGGGCCGTCATCCGCTTTGGCAGTGCCTCTAGCCCCGCCGACTCTATCGGCTCGACGACGCCATACGCATACGAACAGAAGATTGTCACCGTTACTAACGGTACGAGTTTGACTATGGCGGCTACCGTCCCGGCCCTCACCGGAGTTAAGTATTCCGTCAGCGACTTGATCGACGCTAGCCCCACTATGTATACGGCCATCCTGTCGAGCGCGGAGATGTGGTACGCCCGCATCACCGGCAAATCAGCCGCCGATGCTATCGCTCTATACAACAAGGATTTGCGGCGGGCCCTCGAAGATGACGTTGTCTCGCCGCTGTCGGGCAGGCCGCGAGGCTTTGCCTATCCTACGCCCAGAAGCATGGGCTACCGTTCCGCACTTCTCAATGATATTGGCGGGTGA